AGAAGAAATATAACATACTTAGCCTCTGCTCTAACCTGCTCAGCTTCTGCTAATGGATTGGCGGACGCTTGAAGTTGTTGCTGTAACTGTTGAACTGCATTATTAAGAATGTCGTTCTCTGCCTGGATAAGTTCTTGTGGGCGTTCTGGGTTATTAAAGAACTCGGCCACATCAGCCAAACCTGAACCCTTAACGATACGGCTAAGTATGTTATATTTCTTCTGCTGGTCAGTCAGTGGCGAGCCTGTAGCCTCAAGAGTCTGATGGATCTGCAGCATTCCTGTCATCGTCTGTAGAAGTTTCTCATCGTCACCGATACCAAGGCCAACGTTAGATACTAAAGAGTGCTTAAACTTCCAGTCAGAAGGATTTACAGTTAATTCCTCTCCTAATACCTCAATCTCTGTTTCAGTGTCTTGGAAATTAGCATCAAGCCACGCAATACCCTGGAATAGATCACGGAATCCAGTTTCAGCCATAGTTCTGGCTACTAGTTCTATCTTAGCCTCTGATGACTTCTCAACACCTTCGAAACGTGTAGCCGTCTCTTTGCCTAAATTGTCAGCATCAAGCCCTTGTGAGGCTAGTAGCGCGCCTGTTGATTGTGCTCTTTGTTGGTCTAGGTATTGGATAACCTGTAATGCTTTATCGCCAATGTAAGGCGTCTCAATTGGGAATAAGTTTTGACTTGGGTTGCTAGTCCCAGTTATACGTACAACACCACCAGGTCGCTTGAGCAGCAGGTCATCCATATTTACGTTTGTGTTAGCGCCCATCTGAGGGTTATTAACATTGTAAATATTATCCATGATTCCGCGTTGAACGGCTGTTTTTTGCCTAGCTGTTGGAACTGTAATCTCTGCACGGCTTCGACCGATAGCCTTGTGCGGCATGAGAATAGACGACATAACTGCGTAAGGTACGTGGTTAAACACTTCGTTAACTAGAATGATCTCGTTAGAGCGCAGTATGTGCCGCCTCTCAGCTATACCATCCTGGTCGAAGTCAACCATAATATAGAGGTCTTGAAGCTCTACGAATTCAAGCGCCCAATCTGAGAAGGTGAGCTCATTGTCTGCACCGCCCTCATCAGCATCACGGATATCATCTAGTCTTGATTGAGTGCTTGTGCTGTTATTGTTTGTCCCACTTTGCGTCTCTGACCGATTACCTGACTCTGGTATTAAGCTGATTATCTTGCGCGGAAATCCTCTTGATAAAAGCTCACCGCGTGTAACCTCTTCAACATCACCAACAACAGCGGCCTCGTTTTTACTTGTAGCATTCCGGGTCATCAAGAAACGTTCTGTGGGTACATTCCGAATCCGAACCTGCTTGCTTGTGCGCTTTACCTTAAACGTAACGTCGAGCCGGCCCTCCTCATCCTCTTCACCGCGCTCTGTGATATCAATGGACTTAACATCCTCACCTTCTAGCGACTGCTCGATAAGCGCCATCTCAATCGGGCTTAGTCCGGTCTTCTTATGCTCTTCGATCTCTGTAGTTTCTTCTTGAAAATACTTAACGACACCCATCTTTTGAATTTCAGTGTCCTTGATCCATCCAAGGATTGTAGGATACGACCACTCTTGATCGCGAATCTGCCAGTTAACATATTTGGTCTTATCGTTCGCTTCTTTGACGTCCTCTTCATTGGATTTACGATTAGCCTTGAACTTAAGTATCTCACCTGAACCAAGGAAGACTCGCGCCAATGAGGGCATATCAGCATCAACGACATCCATCACGTCATTTGATACAACCTTAGAGCGCTCAGGCTGTTCATCGCCATATAGATTGGCTAGATAGCGATCAAGTAACTCTTCATTCTCCCGCATGAATGTAGCATCGAATGCCGTTGTATCTTGGACGGCTGTATCAACTATGTTCAGCAGGTCGCTGTCTTTCATCGGCATTAGACGATACTCATTGTCGGATAATTAAGAGGTGCAAAATCAGCATCTTTAGGTTTATATTCTAATGACATGTGAACACCATCTAAAAGGTTTGGAGATGATACACCTCGTTTTTTCATGTCAGCCTTAGACTCTGCTTTAATTTGGCCGTTACCCATATATTGCCTTTGTGGCCTGCTCATCTCTGCTTTCATCTCTGTTAAACACTCTATGTCACTAGAAAACGAAATCATATCTTTTGGATCAGTGTAAACATTATACACTATTGCATTATAAGTGGCTTCACACCTCTGTCTCAGCCTATACATTGACTGTGCCCGCTTATTAAGAAAGGCTTCTGCATTAGTTTTATCGAGTGCTTTATTCATCGCATCAGGATCATTAACTTTGCCGCCCCCACGAAATGGAACGACGGGCATATTCCTAGCTTCGAATTCATCCTGAACTGACAACTTTATAATAGGAGCACCCATGCCGTCGGCGTCATAAACGAACTGATCTGTTTTATTCTTATTTATAAATTCCATAACCCAAGGTATAGCGTCTCTTATATCGCCTTGAGTTTTTTGACTGGCCTGTAGTATTACTGACCCATGCCGATACACAAGAGCCTTAGCGTCGCCTGTGTCAGCAGGATCGAACGATACAACTTTTACGCCACTAGGCTTAAACCCTAATTTGATGTGCGCATCAACACACGCCTCAACCCACTTAGCAGGTATAAAGACATTCTCTTGTGAGGCGTTGTAGTCTCTATCAATTTCCTGCGCTACCGTTACCTCATCCTGCTCCATGACTTGCTTGTCATACCATACTTGGGATTTTCTAGGGTCATCCTTCCAATCCATTACGAACACTGGTATGCGATCACCCATGCGCTTTCTATAGAACTGATTACCGTTACCGTTGGGTGTTGAGATATCTATCTGACAGTTAGTTGTCTGTGACAGCGCGGCGTCTGTTGATTCCTGTCGTGGTATGAATGCAGCCTCATCAACAAAGTAAACAGACATTCGAGCTCCTCGCCCTATATCGTCACCCGCTTCCCCTGTAATAGTTGCTTCATTCTCTGGATTAATTATCTTAAGAAAACCCGCATGTTGTTTCTCGTCATAACCTTTTGGTCTAAACTCAACCGGTAAATTCCTTATGAAGAATCGTATCTTTTCAAAGATGCATTTAGGATCACCCTTTTTATCAACTAGAGCCTCTTTTCTTGATCCAAACCCCCCAGTGAAGCCTGGATAGAACTTCCACATACAAACAGAGAAACCAGCGGCTAGCCACGTAGCTCCGTAATCCCTGGACTTCTCAGCCAAACCCCTTTCACCCTTTTGCCATCTAGTATAAAGCCATTGCATAAATTCAACTTGCCTGGGGAATGGGATGAATGGAATACTTGCGGGTAGGCCTCTCTCGATATTACGAGGCTCGAACGTCATACCCCAATCTCTTACGAAATCCCAGGGGTTTTCTTTGTAGTGCATATTGCAGGCATTAAGATAAGCAGGATCCGATCTGATCCGCATCAGCATCTCAGATCGCTTTGCCAGTATCGCCGGGTAATCAGGGTTTGAATAATCCATTATCCAATAAGATCCTTATAAATAGTTGCCGCTTGCTCGTTAGTCATTTCAGCAACCACAACGACGACATCTGATTTTATTGACCCACCACCAGGACCAGCATGCTCATGCTTAGTAGCAGAGTTCCATCCCTCCATTTCTGTAAGCTGCTTTATAGCTGATGCCTGGCTATGCATTTTAAACTTCAAACCATCTTTACTAGCCGATAATTCGCTGATCGACATTGCTTGCTCTTCTGTTATTTCGTCACAATCTTTCATATCCCACACAGACTGAAACACAGACTGACCGTCAACCTCTCCCACCTTCACTTTACGGAATCTCGCAATATCCTTGACAGATGTTCTGGCCATTATAGAAAGCCTCTCTAGAGCCTCCTGCCGGGTCATAACAGCGCTGCTTGTAGCTTCTTTGCGCTTTTCTTTAATTGCAGGGGCTATTCTAGGGTCCTTCTCAAGTATATCCGCCTCTTTACTTACTGCTTTGTCGCTCATGCCGGATGCGTTATAGGCAGCCTTATAGGACTCAGACACTCCCATACCAGCTATCCGGTTGTTTTTATATGCCTCTTGCTTGGCTGTGAGTTTACGAGCCATCTAATCTAAATCCTCGAAGACAAAAGGATTATCTTTAGCAATGTCTGGATATTCAGTGGCAATATACTTTAGAAGCCTGTAGCCTATCGTACCGCCTGGCCCTCTATTCATCTCTTCTTCTATTTCGACCAAACCTTCGGCTATGTCTTTAGGGAGTTTGATTTCATGGTTCATAGTTGAGATTCCTCCTTGCTGTCGTAAGACCCTTCCCATTTATGATTAAATTCATCTGTGCCACCATAAACAGTAGCTACATATTTAATGGCTGATACCTTTGCGACGACTGGCAGATTGTCAAACACTTCTGAATTTAGAGTGTCAAATAGAACAGATATCAGTTGAGCTAGTGGCTCCATATCAGTGCAAACTTTGGTTTTAATTACCCTATATGCCGGTGTCCATAAAACATCTTCTGCGAGTTTAGATTTATTATCCATTGCGATTCCTCTTAGGTTCTTCGCTATTCTTCTTCGCAGTCTCATCATTAAGATTCAGACTTGCTTCAACATAGGCCTTTACCTCTTCACCTATGTGGTTGGCTTTCCATTCGTTGTCTGGCATGTGATTAATAAGATCGTCATCAATATCGATCTTGCTCTTAATCCATCCGTTTTCAGTCTGTAACAGTAATATAGCTTTCATACAAACCTCAGCATAGGTCTCAGCAATTAGTGATTGCGCCAGAGAGAGTTGCTGTGCCTCTCCTCTTCGGTTGCAGCCTAGACGCATTGTAATCATAGCACTATTTCTTGCTACTCTACAAAGTCCCACTCTAGAACTACAGTGCCGGTAATGGTTGCTGCAACATCACCTGAAGCCGCCCACCCATCCGCTGCGTTAAAGTGTAGGGTGTGCGCATCTCCTGACTCAATTACAAATGGGACCGCTGCAGTTGGAATAGCGGTCTTTACAGTAGCCGTGCCGTTAGAGTCTGCTGCAGTCTGACCTGTGATGATATCTTCAAGCGTAGTACTCAATACCGCGACTACACCGGTTCCAATGACAGTCCCCAGGCCGACATCAGGTGTATCAGCATTGATGTTACCCTCTGATTGGGTAATTGCGATGTTCAGCTTGGCATGGTTCACGACTACATCACCAGCCGGAAATGTGTACAGCAATGTACCTACTGCCTGGTCAACACCACCGGTGATAGCCGGTAGAACTCCCGCTACAGTGAGAGTGGTTGTGTGATGAGTTGCATCGCCACGCTCTGCTGCAGTTACGCCCGTTGCTGCTGCGCCCACGTTCTTAGTTGTTACAGCGTTACCTGATACAGTGCTATCACCTGTGATGGTTTGAGAGCCTAATACGTCTTGCCCTGCCTCAGTGACCTGAACTACTGGAACGCCTCGAAGGTTCACCACTTCGCTAAGCAAGATATCAACATCAGCCGCTGTAGTTACTGCTGTACCACTAGTAAAGGCAACACAATTCCATCGGACTAAGAAATCTCGACCTGTGTTGTTCGTTCGAGTCGTGGAGGCTATGGCTGTCGTTGAAGATTCTATGATATCCCAACTCACACCAGCGCTATTTGACGTTTCGATTCGACAAGTAGCTACGAAGGTGCCACTCAAGCTATAGCTGTAATCATCCCCAGCCTTAACCAGGAAGGAAACGCCAACACCTACAGCTGTGAAATTAGTTGTTACACTTGCCATTCTATCACCTCGAAATTATTTGCAATCGTTTACTATACCCAAGATAAAATCTTGGACTAGTGGAGCATCTCCGCTATCTGGAGGTATATCATTTAATATCTCTTGCCACTTCTCTGAAACTCTTCGATGCTTGTCAGGGTCAGTCTCTTTCATATCCTTCATGATTGCGGCCGCCAGGGTTAAACCTTCTCTCGGGTTATAGTCATACAACATGCATCACCTCAAAAATTCACGTATCCCATACAGGATAATAATTATCACCGGCAGGCTTACCCATAGCCCTATAGTGTTTCTAATCCATAATGGCATTATTTGCCTTTAGACTTAGCAGCTTTCCGGACCTTCTTGTTTTTAGCTTTAAGCTTTCGTCTATTCTCTGCTCGTTTTTGTGCTGTGTGTTGTGGCATATCTAAAACCTCTTATAATTACTTGAGCGCCCTAACTATCGTGTAAGGCCAGAATATAGAGAATATGTAAAATCCTACCAGGCATCTAAACCAGCTAGAACCCTGCC